GGATAAAGATAGAAATAGAGATAAAGATAAAAATAGAGATAAAGACAGAAATAGGGATAAAGATAAAAACAGAAATAGGGATAAAGACAGAAATAGGGATAAAGATAAAGACAGAAATAGGGATAAAGACAGAAATAGGGATAAGGACATAAATAAGGATAAGGACATAAATAAGGAAGAGATAGAAGATATTGAAGATAATAAAATTGAAGAAAATAAAAACAATGAAAGTTCAAAACAAGAATTGTCAGACAGGTTAAACGAATTATTAAATGATACAGACGAAAGTGTAAATAAAAATCAAGAAAAATTAAAAAAAAATGATAAATATAGTAGAGACCGTGATAATAATTTTATTCATAAATCTGTTCATAGAATTACACCACATTATCAATCTATTCATAACGACGTTCCTCCTACTATAGCTGAATTACGTGAACAAGGATTGTATGATAATAAAGAACATTTACGTGATATAAATCAAGATAATGAACAAGATTTAGAAGATAAAAAAAGAGAATTATTATTTAAATTTGATCTTTTACGAAAATCTTATCCTAATGCAACAGTACAAGAGTTTTCTATTCATTCAGATTTAGATACAATGAAGAAAACATATGAAGACGCAGTTCGTCGTTTATCTTTAGATTCAACTGTAGAAAATTATAAAACATATTTAATTGGAGGTTTTATGTTAGTTGAATTTATATTTGGTAATTTTTTAAAATTAGATATGCAAGGATTTGCTCAACAACAAATCCTTTCTATGAATTCATATGAAAAACTATTAATTGAATTAGGAGAAAAATCTTATGTTCCAAAAGGATCAAAATGGCCTGTTGAACTTCGTTTACTATTTTTAATTATTATGAATGCAGCGTTCTTTATAGTTAGTAAAATGATTATGAAAAAAACAGGATCGAATTTAATGAATATGATAAATGGAATGAACTCAAGTAATACAACACCAATTACTCCTCAAAAAAAAAGAAAAATGAAAGGTCCTAACATTGATTTAAATGATATACCAGATAACACTCTATGAAAAAATGAAAAAATATAAATATATTTAAAAAATATTTACAATGACTAACTTTCAAATAGCATCTGATTTACATATTGAATACAAAAATAATAATTTTGTAGATCCTCTAACTATAATAACACCATCTGCTGATTATTTAATTTTAGCAGGAGACATTGGGTCATTTTATAAGTTTGAACAACTTTTTAATTTTATTTTTATATTATCTAAACATTTTAAAGGTATTATTTATGTTCCTGGTAATAATGAATATTATACTCAAATAGGATTTGAACCTAAAAATATGAATGAACTTTTACAAAATTTTAGAAGTGTTTCAAAATCTATTAGTAATTTGTATATACTTGATAGATCTTGTATTAAAATAGGAAATATTTGCATAGCTGGATGTACATTATGGAGTGATATAAAAGTATCTATACCAAAATTTATTTTTCGTATAAATTATATAAATACCGATTCCTACTTTAAAAAATATGAAAAAGATTTATTGTATATTAAACATATTATAAATTACTGTGAGAGTTTTAATTTAAAGTTATTATTAGTAACACATTATTGCCCTACATATTCATTAATAAATCCTTTAAAATTAGCAAGCAAATATGTATCTATGTACGCAAGTAATCTTGATTATTTACACACAAAAAATCAAATTCATACATGGGTATTTGGACATACCCATATAAATTTTAATATAATAACTGAAAAAGGAACAGTATTAGTTACCAATCAATTGGGAAAACCAAAAGATTGCATAAAAGATTATAATAAAAATATGGTAATCAAATTATAACAAAAAAACTAATAAATAAAATTTTTATTTATTAGAATTAAATAAATGGTAAATAAACTTAAATCCGATATTTTACGTACGATGAATTTTGATGATTTAAAAAAACACGCAAAAGAATTAAGAACAGAAGGATATAAAATATCTGGTATATCTAAACTTGAAGATACTAAAGAAGATAAAAAAACTCTTAGAAAATTAATTAAAAATTCTGAACAAAAAAAATTGGTAAAATGTACTTTTGATAACATAACTCAATGTCAAAAAAAAAGTACTGCTCAAGAAGTAAAAGAAATTTCTAAAAAATGTGGTGTAGATACTAATGTATATAAAACTAAAATACAACAATGCCAACAACTTCTTAAAGATAAAGTTAAATCTCCAACAAAAGATAAAGTTAAATCTCCAACAAAAGATAAAAAAAGTAATTTAATAGAAAAAACAGACGAATATATAAAATTAAATAACCTTGTTAAATCTGACCTTGTAACTAAAGCAAAAGAATTAGAAATTAATTTTGTACTTAAAGATGGTTCAGAAGTTTCTTTAAATAAAGCACAAAAACAAGATATTATACTATCTATTTTAACTAAATTAAAAACTAATAATAACAAAAAATGTTTTGGAAAAAAATATAAAAATTTGATGAATACTGAAAAATATTCAAAGGATGATATAAAAAAAATACTAAAAAAACAAGGTATAACAACAGGTATACCAAGAAAAAGACGGGATATGGTAGATATGTTATGTTCAATAGAAACAAACGGTAGATGCGATCCAGAAAAAGGTGAATGGTGTAATGGTGATTTTGTATGTGATACTCGTAACTCTCCTGGAGTATGTATATCTCAATCTCTTTCTACAAATAAATCTAACAGTAAACTAAAAATGTGGACACATAAAGGTAAAAAAATTATAGGAACAGAACAAGCAATAGATGAGCTTAAAAAAGTATTAAAAAATAAACAAATGGAAAATATACGTGAGACATTAACATACCAAGAATTAAAAGAAATAGAAACACGACATTATGAAGATGAATTATTAATAACAAATCAAGAATTAAAAGAAATAGAAAGACGACATTATGATGATGAATTATTAATAAAAAAATTAAACAATATGAATTTACAGGAACTTAGAACATACGCAAAAGAACTAAAAACATCAAAAGAAGAATTATATTTTCTTGTTAGACTTAAAAATAATAAACAAGACAGAAAACTTTTCAGACAATTTCTTTTTGACAAAGAAAGAAACAAACATATGGAACATGAAGAAGATGAAGAAGATTATGATGAAGATAAAAAAGAAAAGGAAAATGAAGAAGAGGAAAATGAAAAAGAGAAAAAGGAAATGAAAGAGAAAAAGGAAATGAAAGAGAAAAAAGAAATGAAAAAGGAAATAAAAAATAAACAAGAAGAAGAGGAAGAGGAACATGAAGATAAAGATGAAGAGGAAGAGGAAGAAGAGGAAGATGAAGAAGAGGAAGATGAAGAAGAGGAAGAGGAAGAGGAAGATGAAGAGGAAGAGGAAGAGGAAAAGGAAGTGGAAGTGGAAGTTAAAAAAGTTGATATTGAAAAAGCTATTGCTAGTGTTATATCTAATGAAAAAAAAATAGGAGGTTTAGCAAAAGTAGAAAAAACGGCACTAAAGTGTTTTGGTTTAATTTCGTAAATATGTTATTTATTATTTATTATACAAATTATTTGTATAATAAATTATTGTAAAATGTCTGATATAAAATTTTCAATAGCATTTTGATCTAATAAAGAACCTAAAGGTAATCCATTATCATCTATATATTGAATCATAGCAAGTCTAATTTTACATATAATATTAAATTGTTTAAAATCTTCTTCGTCTTCTTTATCGTATTCATCTTCTTCATCTAAAACATATTCTTCATCACTGTTGTAATTTATATATTCTATTTGTTCAGTATGTTTTAAATGCTTTACGCTATCTTCTTTTGTCATTTATTATTATAATTTATTCCTTTTAATAGTAAATTCGTTATACAAATTTTCTAAATTAGTGTTTTCTATAGTTTCTAAATAAGGGCTTATTTCACCAGATGAACATTTTCTAATAAATTTAGAAAATTTATAAAAAGTATTTACTGTATTTATATTAATATTTGTATCTAATTGATTAATACCATTTAAAAATATTTCATAAAGATCTACAATATACTTGAAGTAAAAAAATTCCCATGTATCATAACTACAGTTTGAGGAATTTTTAAATTTGTTTTTAACTGATATTCGCGGAAGTAATTTTGATGTGGTATGAAATTTTGCAAGTTTTGTGAGTGATTTGTTGACATATTTATGTTCATTAAATGTTGAAACATTATCGTAAGAAAGTTGTTTATGTTGTGTGGTTGAAATTTTTTTCTTCTTGGAATTTCTACATCTATTATTTCTAATTTGTTTCCAATCTGTTTGCTCCATAATTCTTTCTTATCTAATTTTTTTTTTTTAAACCATCTTCTGTATTGTTTAAATCATTTAAATCATTTAACTCAGACGCCATTTCATTATCTAAATCACTTTCATGTTCAGATGAGGTGTTTTCTTCATAAATTGTTAGTTCTTTGTTAAATGATACCTTATTTTTTACATTTTTTTGATATTTTAAATTATTATTATCATTATCATTATTATTATCATTATCATTATTATTATCATTATCATTATTATTATCATTATCATTATCATTATCATTATCATTATCATTATTATTATCATCATTATTATCATTATTATTATTATTATTATTATTATTATTATTATTATTATTATTATTATTATTATTATTAACAAAAAAATCTTTCTTTATTATTTTTTGTTTAATTTTGTTTGAAATGTTATTGTCTTTACCTTTATTTATTTTTTTAGGTATAAACACTTCGTCATTACTGTTTTTTGTATAATCTTGATGATTAACTTTATATGATTGAACAGTCATAATTAACTGGTTTATTATTTGTTCATGTTTTTGAATGATTTCATTTTGAATTTCTAATTTTTTAGATAGTTCTTCTATATGCGTAATTAATTTTTTATGTCTATATGAAAAATAAAATATAATAGCAGAAATAATTATTAAATCTATTATTATATGTATAATAATTTGTTTAGTTAATATTGTCATTTATCTATTTTTTGTATTGTTTTAAATACATTATGAAATTGTATTATAAATAATACAATTAAGTAATATGTGATGTAATAAATTTAAGATCTAAGAGCTAAACGAATAGGCATTAATCTATCGTTATTTAATGTTTCTTGTAGAATTAAAAAGGGAGATAAATTTGTAAATTTTCCTGTTAAAATAGATTTCATTATAACAGAAGAAAATCCTGATATCATTACTGTATTATTTTGATCTGATGTTACTGGAAAATCTAAAGTTGATCCATTTACGTTCCAAAATATAATTTGAGGTCTTGTATAACCTGAATCTTTATACATTCTTTCTATTTCTTGAAAATTTGTTAAATTATGATTATCAGTTACGTGATCAAATTGCATATCTGATATAATCCAAAGACGTTTAGGCATATCATCTTGTTTTAAATTATATTGTTGTCCTCTTTCAAGTATCATTTTAAATGTTGCTTGTATATTTGTGTTACCACCCCAAGGTATTGCTTTAATTTGATTATATCTATTAATTAAAGATCCTTCATTTATTAAAATACTTGTTGGTACGGTATTAAACGTAAAAATTAAATTTTTAAATTTTCCTTTAGAACAACCTGAAATAAGAAGCCCCATTGATATAGAAACATCTAACGGTAAAAAATTAGGAGTATGCATACTAGAAGATGTATCAACTACAGCAACGTCATTATCAAGAGATCCATTTTTGATACATTCTTCTTCTAACACTTTCCACTGAGCCTCGCATACTTCATCTGCTTTATTTTTAGTTCTGATTTCTTTTACTAATTCATATGGAAAAAGTTGCTTTCCGCATACTTTGGCAATTGGATTACCTATGCTTAAGTTTTTTTTCCATTCTTGGAATCTAATATTATCGTGTTTTAAAAATCCATCTTTAAGACGTTTCATAGCACAAGATGGAACTTTATTATAATCAATTTCTTCCCATTTATTTTTACACATAAATGTTTCTACAATATTTAAATATTGTCTAAGCGGTGTTATATATTTTTTACGTAAAGTACGAGGTGTTATATTCATTTTATTTGCAAGTGTTTCAAAAACTTTATGTTTACGATCTAATGAATTTTTTTGAGTTGGAGCCCATTTTGCACAAAGCGAACATGGTTTTCCTTCTAACATAAGATTATAATCTTCTTTAATTTTATCTGCAAACAATTCTACCATTTTTATTTGAACATGATGCGAATCAGGAATTTGACATACATTTGGAAAAAATTGAAGAACATCATCCCATCTACCATATTCTGGTATAAATTTTAATACTTTTAAAAAATTACTAGGATGATTAATAAATAACCATATTAATGCTTCTCTTCCAATATCTCTTTCTCCTTTTCCTCCTCTGCAATCACGTATATAAAATGCAAGAAGAAATGTATCTATAATATCTTCTTTGCTTGATTTATTTAAGTAAATATGTAATTGTTCTTTTTCCAAACCCCGTATTGATTTAAAAAACAAAGAAATACGTCCATCATTTTCTCCTTTAGTGTCTGGAGTAGATAAAGATGCTGCATTATTTGCAGTCATAACTTGTGTAAAAGATTTCATTTTAAAAATATTAAAAATTATAATTTTTATTTCAATTTTAAATTTTAAAATATTTGATAAATAGACTTAAAAACAAGGGTTCCTTAATCAAAAATATAATGGCTCATATAAAAGGACAAAAATCTAATTTAACTAAGAAACAGTCATCTAAACAAGATATTGATCAAAACACAGAAAATGATAATGTAATAACTGAAAAAGAACCAACTAAGAAAGCAGTAACTAAGAAAGCAGTAACTAAGAAAGATTCAACTAAGAAAGATTCAACTAAGAAAGAACCAACTAAGAAAGAACCAACTAAGAAAGAACCAACTAAGAAAGAACCAACTAAGAAAGAACCAACTAAGAAAGAACCAACTAAGAAAGAACCAACTGAAAGGGAGAAAGAACCAACTGAAAGTGATAAAGAACCAAGAAAAAGAACAGTTCCTACTAAAGAGTCTGTATCTAGTGAATTTGACGAACTAATTTCTTTTATTGAAGAAGAAATTTCTCGTATTAGAGAAAGTCAAGTAAAATCAAAAGGAGTTAAATTTCTTCGATGTATCGGTAAGCGTATTAAAATGATTCGAGGTCATGCTTTTCGTGTTTTGAAAGAAAAGAAAAAGACAAATCGTAAAAATAATACTAATTCAGGTTTTCTAAAACCTGTTAATATTTCTAAAGAAATGGCGTTATTTACTGGGTGGGATCAAAATGAACTTAAGTCAAGAGTTGATGTAACTAAATATATTTGTAATTATATTCGTGATAACAATCTTCAAAATCCTCAAGATCGGCGACAGATTATTGTAGATAACAAGCTTTCAAAGTTGTTAGATTTTGACCCAAATGTTGAAAAAGAACCCTTAACATATTATAGAATTCAAAGTTATATTAAGAAACATTTTTCTAATCCTGTTAAAAATGTTTGAGAAAAATAAAAAGATTACAAAATACTTGTCTTATATAAATGTATGATAATCAAAAGTACGATTTAGATTCAGGACCATTTGGGCTATGTTCAGGATATTGGGATAAAAACAATAATACTTTTCGAAAATTTGGATCTACTGACACTTATAAGTGTTGTTTAAAATCATGTATTCCAAATATTAAAGAATGTTATAAATTATGCAATAATGTAAACAAAGGATCTTTTAGTAGATGTAATGAAATATGCAAAGACATAGAACAATCTTGTAACGATTATTGCCAATTATCAACTCCTGGTTTTTGGGGTATGGATAGTCCTATTTATGAAGGTATAAAAAAATTTGGATGTGGAGACATATATTATAATACTATTGATAACAAATGTATGGAAATTAATAAAAATGCAATTATTAATATATGTAACAAAAATTGCATTCCTACTAGATCTTCAGGATGTGATAAACATTGTAAATATATGTACGATTCATTAATAAATTTTAATATAAGCAAATCAAAAAAAATAAGTT